GAAGGCGGGTGGTCAACGGACTCGATTCTCACTATTACAAAGGAGCAGACGGCAAACGGACGATGATACAAATCGGCACTATAGGAAAGGACAGCGAAGCCACGAAGAATGTAAAAAAGGTTGGTAATATTTATCAAAGCGGTGGAGAGAATGGTAATATTTATGACATATCAGGTGTTGCACCAACATTGAAAAGTGGAACGACAAGTAATAAAAAACATGGCGGTATTGGTTCATCAAATTCTCCAAAAATATCTGTTTCAGAAGCCACAAAGAAAGGCTACGCAGAGGCTACGGTTGGTGATGCAATCAACTTAGAAAGACCGACAAGCAAAACAAGGCGTGGAAGAGTGACCAAAGGATATGCGCAGAGTTTAGAAACGGTGCAGCATCAGCACACCGTGGATGGTGGAATCCGCAGACTTACACCAGTTGAATGCAATCGCTTGCAAGGTTTTAGCGATGATCATAATAAGTATGGTGTCATAGATGCTAAAGTTGTGGAGATGAGTGATACCCAAAGATATAAACAGGCAGGCAACGCAGTGACCGTGGATGTTGTGGAAGCTGTAGCAAGAATTATAAAACAAAAGGAGTTAATATGATAGAATATTATTGGCAGGAGCTTGTGCATCATAGACACGATATTATGATACCAATCTTCATAGTATGCTACATCATCTTTCGATATTTAGATCGGTGGTGGTTTAATGATAAGATAGAGCGATTATATAATTCAATTGCGGATTTATTTGAGGAGATACGAGAATGAGTAAAACAAAATTACATGGTCAGAACTATGTATTGTCAAATGGTAAGCGCGCTGCCAGCGTAACCACCATTATTAATACGCAGTTAGGATGGAATAAAAATACGCTCATTGCCTGGGCGAAGCGAATTACTGCGCAGGGCGAGGACGCAGATGCTGTGATGCGTGAAGCTGGTGACATAGGTACGCTAACGCATATTCTTATACAAGGATACCTACAAGGCTTTGATGTCGATACGAAGGATTTTACACCTAACCAAACCACCAAAGCTATGAAAGCATTTATGGGTTTTAGGCAGTGGTATGACAAAGGTAGTTTTAAAGCTATGTTGAGCGAGCTCGCGCTGGTGAATGAAGAGTTCAAGGTAGGCGGTACAGTTGACTGCGTAGGTAAGCATAAAGATAATCTTGTTCTCGTAGACTGGAAAACAAGCAAGGGGGGGCCCTACCCAGAAATGATGATCCAATTAGGGGCCTACACTATGATGTACGAAGCTGCGCAGCCGAAAGCCAACGTGAAGTATGGTATCATTATGCGTTTTGGTAAGGAAGATGGTAAGTTTCATAGGCACATTATTGATCGCGATAAATTGGACGCAGGTGCGCAGGTATTTAAACATTTATGTGCGCTGTATAGACTGCGCACCAAACTTTGATTCGACCAGGTGATATATTTGATAGAATAAGTTCTAACGGTAAGCGCGCATGGTGTCCAAAGTGCGAAGATGGAATGGATCGCAAACAGGGCACGGTGTCGATCAACAATGATTATGCGTTCTGTCACAAGTGCGGAACTCCTTGGGATTTTTCTGAAAAATATGTCCACAAAGTAAAAGAATACAAGCCTGTTAATACTAAGGAAAAGGTAGTTACGCAGGCGATTGAGAAGAGTGGTTATGACGATGCAAGGAACAATTTTACTACGGATTGGGAAACTACGATTCAGTCTTTGGAATTGCCCTGGACAAAAGCATGCCTTGATTGTGATGTAGGTGTGCGTAACAACGAAGGTAAGCCACAGCTTGTCTTTCAGATTGATGAGAATCATGTAAAATATCATAAAGGAATGCAGTTCGGTGATGCACATTGTAAGGTTTTTGAGACTCCGCAACTATCAATCTCCGACCTAATCATCTGCGAAGGTGAGAAAGATGTCATCACCGCATACTGCAATGGCTTAACTGCAATGACCTTTACTAGTGGCGCAGGTGCGCTGCCTAAAAAATTTACTCTGGATGATAGATATAAAAGAGTGTACATTGTGTACGATAACGATGAAAAAGGGCAGCAGGGTGCGCTGAAACTGGCAAAACGGCTGTATGGTGGCGATACTGATTTATTTGTCATAGAGTGGGGAGATAAACCCTCTGGATATGATATAACAGATTGGTTTAATAGTGGGAATACGATGCAAAATCTACTTGCAATGTGCAAACCATTTGGTAAAAACCCGGAGGACCTAGGTGGTATGCGCAGTTATACACCTGCGCAGTTTATGGAGAAGTTCAATGTCATGCCAGAGCCGATCATTGATGATCTGTTTTTTGAGCGTGATTTGTTTGGCATTGCAGGTGGTACAAATGTGGGTAAGTCGGTGTTATCGTTCCAGCTCGCAATGTCACTTGCGCTGGGAGTGCCGTTCCTGGCGTTTAGGGTGCCTAAACCCCGAAAGGTGATGCATGTGCAGTTTGAACTAAAGGATGAAAGTTTCAAGATGATGATGCAACGCAATGCGCAGCATGTGCTTGCGCAGTATCCGATCGAAGCGAATCTTTGGAATGAGAACATGACGCTGTTGAGTACTGGCCAGAATGAAGTGTTCCAGGATAAGTGGGAAAGTATTGATAGCAATCTTACGTTTCAAAAACACGATGTATTGATTGTTGATAATCTCTATACAAGTACTGCGATGGATACTAGTAAAAATACTGATGTGATGAACTTGCTGCGGACCATAGTTGATATAAAGAATAAACATAAAGTGGCCATCGTTATTGTATCTCATCACAAAAAGATGGGTGAACAAACGCCATTGGATGTGAGTCATATGCTTGGTGGCTCTGCGTATTCCAATCACCTTGATGCGATATTACAGCTTGCTACTGCGAAGCGTACGAATGATTTGAAGGTAATGAAGATAACGAAGTTGCGCTGCCAGAATGATTTGCATAATGTGCCGTGTGGTATCAAGTTGCATAATGATATAGATCATGGTTTGTATTTTGAGTACTTGAAGAAGCTACCTAAGAATGAGATGTTCTGGTATACCGATCCGAGCGAGTCTACTGAAGAAAAGATACTGCGTGCGATTATGACAGAAGGGCACAACTTTAGCCGGGAATCATTTGCGCAGGCGTTGGGTGATGTGATTGGAGTTAATAGTAATAATGCGGTGTCGCGCTGGTTGGATAAGCTGATTAATTTAGGGTTGATTTCTAAGATTGGTCATGGTCAATATCGTAAGTGTGAAACCGAATTGGATGGATTACTAGATTAAGTGGGGGTGAGAATATGGAGAATATGGAGAATATGGAGAATTTAAATTCTCGTCAACACTTGAAAAGAGAAAATCGAAATGAGCGGTTTATACAGGAGAGAGAGAGTCAAATTCTCCATATTCTCCATATTCTCGTTTCTAGCACCTCTTATGCTTTTTGCCGATAAATGTCCTCTTTCTAGTAAACCCGGAAAGCACTGCGAATTTGCGCAGGAATCTACCGATGGAGTGCGCTGTGCGCTGGTTGTTGAATGGTATGAAGATACCAGGGTTTGTAACCTGGAACGCTGTTGGATCGGAATGCAAAGTCGTGCCAAGTTGGCATGGAGAAACCGAATGCTGCGAAAAAAAAACCCTGCGCATAATATATAAAAACCCTGTGGCAATAATATAATAACAGTATAAATGACCATATTTCGATGCAAAAATCACTCAAAATTCAATCAAAAATTGTTTCAATATTTTAAAAATATGTTATACATAAAAAAATATTATGAGTCATTCAAAAAATTAGTATAATTATGTTACAGTTTAAAATATTGTTAAATGGCAAAAAACACGCGTTTTTGGAAGCTGTTATTTTATCACGTTTGCGAGCTCGCAATTAATCAACCAAACTAACAAACCGCTACAAATATATTGATTTAATTTAGGACCGTACAAAAAACATTTATAAAAATGCTTCTTATTTGACCAGGTTAGGCCGTAAAAATAAAAAAGCGGTATTACTTACCGCTTATAAAAATCTATGATTTAAGGCAAAAAAAAAGCGGTAATTAAACCGCTTTTTTTTCTGCTGCTGTGCTTTTATTTACATGTTATTTAGTTCATCAAACAGAAAATAAAAGATCAGCATGCTTACTAAGTAGAAAAACAATTCATACATATTTATGCCTCCGCTTTTGGTTTATGGTTTTGATTGTGAAAGTTTTCAAGCGCGTTTTCTATGGTTTCTAATGCTACATCGCAACTTGGTGCTAATGTATAAACCATATTAAAAACGGCGTATAACACACCGTTTACAATCGCTAAAATATCAAAATCAATAAACTGGTCTAATGATTTAAGCATTTTTTCTGTAGTATTGATTATAATATTATATTCTTTTTGTATTTGCTTAACTGGTTTATTAGTCATTTTTCAACCTCTCTTTTATTATTAATAGTTTCCATAAATACCGCGTTTTACCGCGGTATTTCATGCGAGAACTACTCGCAATCATCAGTATGGATTTAATGCCTTACTAAAGGCACCAATGTAACTTTATTGCGATAACTTTTTAATTCATCGTAAAACACTTGGTTGTGAATTTTACCAAACGCGTTGCCTTCTTCATCTGTTGAAAGTTCGATTTCATCATAAGATTTGAACATCTTTAAAAAATAAGTTAATTCTTCAATAGTTTCAATATGTCCGCGTTCATCGACTCTCTTAATTACTCTCTCCATTTTCTCATTTTCTAATTTTTCTAATTTATGCATTAACTCACTTTCAATTTGATATCGTAGTTTCCTTTCTCGCTCTTGTTGTTTTTCTTGCGGTGTTTTTGCGCACGGTGTGTTTATCATTTTTTTACCTAGCGCGGTTAGTTTTACATAGCCTCGTTTATTTGTGTACAATCGACCGCGGTGCCTTAATTCGCTTAAAATATTGCTATAATAACCGCTTTGGTAGTCACGTCCGTTCATGTTACAAATAAAAGTAACTAAGGCTTTGGGGGTTAATTTTGGCGTATTCAAAATATGTTCAAAAATACGTGTCATTTTGCTTTTGGTTTTTTTCATTGTTTATCTTCCTTTTTTATTTATTAATCACAAAAGTTGCATAATGTTTTTTCATTGTAACTAAAACGCTTTTCATCTTTTGAAGAAAATCCGCACTTATCACAAACGATAAAATCATTAGTTTGCGTTTTTGTTTTATTATTTTTTGTTTTTTTCATTATCTACCTTTTTTTTATTTAGTGATATTTATAAGATATGTTTTTTGTGTCATGATCCCAGCACAAACGACACGCACCACACTCATTATTGTTCTTATAGCTTTCACATTCAACGCCGTGAAATGTTTTGTTTTTGCTATTTTTTTAGTCATTTATCCCTCCATCATGTTCTAGAATTGCCTCTTGTCGCTCCTCCCACAAATGCGAGGCCACCTCATCAAAGTTGACTTCAGATATAGACATATTAACCATATCCACAATGAAACCGTTTGTTGACATTAAACAATTCTCAGCCATATCTTCAGCCCACTCTTCCAATTTTTTACTGAGTTCGTACTCATGCTCAGAATCAAAAGCGAGTTCTAAAGCGTGACTATGGTCTAATTCTGTGTTTTTAATCCACAAATTAAAATTCCATGTTTCATAATTAGTCCAGCCGTTGTATTTACTACTCATTGTTAACCTCTCTCTTTTTTATGTATTAAAGTAAATTGAATAAAATTAAATATATTGCCTATTGTTAAAACAACAAACGCGGCCGGGATATCAATAAAAATACATACTAATAACTGACAGCAAATGAAGGCTTGAATTAAGTTTAACATATTTCTCTCTCTTGTTTAGTTAATTGCGCTCTCTCAACGCGCATATAAATTTAGTATATATATATGTGTGTGTCAACACTTACCGCAATAAAAAATTTGAGTTAAACCAAACGCAAAAAGAAAACAAGCGGACAATGACACAATGACACAACCGCGCTAAAATATGCAATGAAAATAATTTGTATTGATATTGTTAGACTTAGAGGTTTCTGCGTTATACATAATAGTTGTTATGCGAATTTTTACCAATTTTTTTGGGTATACCAAGGCAACTACCAGCCTGCGCCACTTACCGCGTCATAAAATTTTTGTCTTCTTTTTTGTCAACACTTCTGTTGTAATTTCTAGTAATGGAAGAAGTCTGGTCGAATCTAACTGATGAAAACACTGATAAATGGCTACATGCGATCGACCGCGCCGATCGCTACCACCGCATGATGTTGATTTTCCGCAGTGGCATGATCGAACCAGAACTGCGCTACCTACAGCTCGCTGCGCACACGTTCTATGATCTTATGTCACCGCAGGAACTGCGCGTGTTCAAACAGCGCACACTAGGCCACACCTTTGTTGACATCGCAAAAGAAATGCAAATCACAGAGTCCAGCGTAAAAGAATATTGGCGCAGAAGCCTAAAGAAAATTAAAACTGTCATCGATAATGGTAATAATTATGAAGAAAAAGAAACGCAAAGTTGACGCAGAAAAAGTACGCATGCTTGCATCGTTCGGTTGCAAGTACATTGAAATCGCAAAGTACTTTGAGGTAGATGAATCGCTTATTCGCAGAGATTATAAAGTTCAATACCAGGCTGGCCGTGAAGAGATGAAATTCAAACTGCGCAGGGCAATGTGGGTATCTGCGCTGGAAAATAATGCCATCGCAATGCAAATATTCCTAGCTAAGAATATTTTAAATATGAGCGACAAGACAGCCGTAGATATGACAGGTAATTTACAAACAGTATTAAAAGAGTGCGGATTCGAGGACAATCCTATTGATAAAGCAAATAATGAACAAGCAAAAGCTCTGGAGAATCTTGGGGTACCACCCGACTCCACAGCAATTGGCAGTTCATAACAGCACAGCGCGTTGGCGCGTTTGTCTAATGGGCAGACGCAGTGGCAAATCCTACATGGCAGCGCACGAGATTATGCCCT